GTACCTCGGGCAAACAATAGGAAGGTCTACTTACACTAAAAGTAAAGTTAAGATTCTTCCGATCTCAGATACTATAACTGAGGTCACGGGGCATCCCAGAAGACACGGAGCCCCAAAATTCCATCGTACCATGATGTGGCAGAGGTCACTAAGTCAATCTTCAAATCCTAGCATTGGAGTTGAGGGGTATTTGCTTGTTAGAGCATTTAATGATTATGTGAAGCCTATTATCACAAAATTGAATAAATATGCTTGGGTTCGTGAGGAATTAAAGCCTCTAGGGCCAATGGATAATTTATGTGGTATTGATGGAAAACGGTTCGTGGACGCCGTAAAAAAGGACACGTCACGCGGCTTTGGTTTGGGCGGTACCAAGCGCGAGTGGATAACACTTTTGGATCCAATGGAATTTGACTCTCATCAGTGTCCAGCCGAAATGCATGAAACAATTTATGAGGTTAAGGCTGAGATGGAAGAGAAGCTATTATTGGGAGAAAGGTGTTATTCTATATTCAATGCTGCTGTGAAAGACGAGCCAACAAAGCTTACTAGCGAGAAGGTGCGGGTTTTTCAAGCAGCAGAATGGGCATTTCAAATGATAATTAGAGAGTTGTTTTTGCCCATCGCCCGGATTATGTCACTGTTCCCGATATTATGCGAATGTGCCGTAGGAGTTAATTCCCAGGGTCCCGAATGGCATGAGCTGGCTGAGTTCATGAAAAAGTTTGGAGACACTAGGATAATAGCTGGTGACCACAAGCATTATGACTTGCGGATGGCCGTTCAGTTAATGATGGCGGGATTTTCGGTAATGATAGAAATTGCTATAAAGTGTGGGCAATATACAGATAGAGACATTAAACTTATGCGTGGTGTCGCAACAGAAATCTGTTATTCCGTTACAGCATTTAATGGAGATTTAGTGATCATGGCAGGATCTAACCCATCAGGCCATAATTTAACTGTTTATATTAATTGCATTGTAAATTCTTTATTAGCAAGATGCGCATTCCTTTCTATTAAACCAGAGGGATTTGATATGCCATTTCGATTTTATGTTGCTTTGATGACTTATGGGGATGACTTAAAAGGATCAGTTCGCCGGGGATGCGACTGGTTTAATCACCTAAGTTTCAAGCAATTTTTAGCTGAACACGGAATGGAATTCACTATGCCGGATAAGGAATCTTTACCCGTTGCCTTTATGAATGATGCTGATGCTGATTTTCTTAAGAGGAGAAATATTTATAATGAAGACACTCAGCTAATTCATGGAGCTCTTGATGAAGAGTCCATTTTCAAGTCATTGCATGTGGTATTGGAGTCTAAGGCTGTTAGTTTGGAACAACAGGCTATATCCAATATAGATGGTGCATTGCGAGAATGGTGGCAATATGGTAGAGAGATGTACGAACGGCGCAGATCTCAGATGAAGGAGGTTGCTGAAAGACATAATCTCACACCCTACTGCAAAATGCTTGATGAATCATATGATGATAGACTGAAACATTTTAAGTCTAGATATTTGGGAGAAGAAGTGGAGCACGTAGAGCAAAACGATCCTGTCTATGAAGAACAAGCGGGTTATTTTTGTGAATATGAAACATTTCCCGTAATCGAGGACTCTATACATTGCAATCCCAATACTTATGTGCCACCATTAGGCATTTCGCCCTGGAGCTTATTTTGGTCTCTTTTTAGTCAAATAACACTGTATATAATATATAAAAATTATAATTTACGACTAAATGGGGAAGCCTTATTTTGCTCCGAATTTCGCTTACTGATGTATATATACCTTTTACTTTTTGATTTGAAGGTAGTTTTCAAATGCCTCGTATTAGATATTTTCTTTATTCTTTATGCAGATTTTGTATATAGAGAGGCCTATTTACCTTGTAAATGGTATATTCGACGATTTTGGATGTCCATGTATATATTTATTTTAAATAAAATTTATGGAGATTCTCTTAGCATCAGATGGCGTACAACCTGGAGGGTGGTCGATGCCCTCAGCGAGCAGTTTTAGAAGCTCGCATCGTCCCGGTATGACGTTAAAAGAGGCCGACTTCGGAGCCATCCGTAGTATAAGTTTAAAATGGCTGTACGTATATGGTTACCAATTGTGTAGTTCATTTGGCTATTTAAAATACACATTTAGTCTTTGCGTACATGATAACCTTCCCTAAGGTTAC